CTGCTTTTGCTTTTCATCATGATGGCCGATAGGCCATCGGCTTTTGCTTTTGCTCTTCAACACCTGGCCCTCCCTGCTGTCCTGGCTGAATGTGGGAGCCCCGCCCCCTCCGTCAGGAGAGGGGGCGGGAAGCTCCCTTTCAGATCAATACATCCCAGACCACTCCCCTTCAGCTTCTGTCCTCGCGTGAACCGAGGAATTGCGGCTGCAATTCCGAGGTCACAACGAGACATTCTGTCAAGGAATGACCACCAGATCAAGATCAACAGGACATGTCAATGACGCTCTTTTGATGGTCGGCGGGAGGAAGCGCGCCTGCGCTTCCGACCTCATCATTTACATCAATTCGTATTGATGTCTCGACCGTAATTGAGGATGATCGTCTGGTGGTCGGCAGAAAATGGCCCGAAGGGGCATTTTCGTCATCAGGAGCGAAGCGACTGATGTGGTAGGCTGACTGAATACCTGGCTGTGCTGGCCGGGGTGTTTGACGACTCCTTTATCGTCGTCGTCCTTTTTTGTAGGTCGGTCAGGCGTGAGTTTGGTTTGTTTTAAAAGCTTGGTTTCATCTGACGGGGCTTGCCCGGCAGATACGTTACCTGTTTAGAAGCCTAAAATCGTTTAAACGGTTTTGGGTTTGATTATCCGCAACCCTGTCAAGCCCCTAAAAAGCCCAAAAAATGCGGAAATTAGTATGAAAATAAGGGGGGTTGTTGAGAATTTAATGCAACAACCTGATTTTTAATTCAATTTCGGCGGAGGGTCAGGTGACAGACGCGCACTTTAAGTAATTGATATTTATGATTAGTCACGCGATCTGCATCAAAACCGTGAACTTCGTCCCGCCAAAAACTCAAATGACGAATTCAGCACAATTATTTTCGGGGTTAAAACTGCGACTTAATTCTCAAATATAAACATTGGTCAAACTATTTTACTGTCATCCTGTCGAATCTGCCTCGGACGGCTTCCGACGCCTGTTCGTACAGGTCGTCCCATGTGTGCCGGTGTGGCTTGCCCGGACGCCAGTTGCGGAGGTAGCAATGCCATGCAGATTCGACCTCGCCGGGCTTCGGAAGGGGCCTTGTATCCGCCCATAACAGCAGCCGGGCAAAGCAGCAGGCCAGCACGTCATCGGTTGAAAGCGCCTCGTTGACGGGGTGGACGTTGGTTGTGCCTGCCCGGATGTCGGCAATGTCTTGTGCCAGTCGCCGGGTGCGGGGATGATGCAAAACACCCCGTGTGCCGCCCCCGGCCTCAAATTGCCAAAGGCCCCTTGCGGGGCCTTTGATCTGTTGGCGGTGTTGGAACCTCGATTCCTGTAGCCCGATGGCGAGCAACAGGACGTTGGAGGCCGGGGTGAAGGGGATGGTGGGCATCAGGGACGCCGCTTGCGGGATGATGAAGTCCCGTACCCCGGTGAGGGAGGGAAGGGGTTGGTCGTTCATAACACCTCAAGGTAGTTGTCGGGAATGGGCCTGCGCCCAAGGACGGACTGGATAAAGTCCTGATATTGCTGGTCAAGCAGTGCTTCCTGATAGCGGTCTTCCTCCTTGCTCACGTCCCGTGCCAGTTGGTCGGCCCAGAACTTCACCGCCATTGCCAGCGCTTCGAGCCGGTCGTCGTGGCGCAATGCGCCCCGGTCGCGGGTGATGCGGGTCAGTTGGTAGAACAATTGGTAGCGTTGATCGGACTTTTGGTCAGTCCGTAGAACAGTGGCGTCCATGACCAATCGGTGCTGGTTCAGCACGGGTTCGAGGGCATCAATGATGCGATGCTCTTTCGAGGTGCCATAGTGCTTGACCTCTTCCACCGAGCACGGGTAAATCCGCGCCAGTACGCCAGACAACATGGTCAGGAACATGCCATCGCCGAAGTTGGATTCAACAAGGATGGTGTTGACCTGCTCGGCCCTTGCGATGTGGGCGAGGGTTTCCAAGGTCTCATCGTCATAACCGCCCTTGGTCGCCCCGGCACGGCGGCAGTGCATCATGCCCCGGAGCATGCCAATCACGGCATACCCGGTTTCGTCGCCGCCGCGTCCCGATGGGTCAATCGCCATCACCTTGCCGGTGTAGGTTTCCATTTCGGAGGCAACGTACATCGGGCGGTAGAGCCGGTCGCCTGTGAACCCCACGGACGGGAGGTCAGGCACGATGTACTCGGGGCCAGAACTGTAGACCACACGGATTGGGGCGACTTCGCGGTCAACGTCCATGACAATCAGGTCGGACAATTTCAGCGGATAGCGCTCGCTGTCGGCCAGGCTGGCATCCAGCATGAATTGCAGCATGAACCCGGAACGGCCATAACTGGCCTCGCGCTCCATGAGGTCGTCATCGGTAAAGCGGATGGCCTCGCAGTTCTGCCACGCCAGCTTGGGGTTGGCATCCCAGGCATCGGCAATCAACGGGGCCAGCCGGTCGCCATAGACGGCGCGATGCTTGCTGTCCTTGGGGTACCGGGCAGGCCAGATGCGGATGCGGTAGCCGCGCTCGGGCAGCTTGTTGTACAGTGATTCCTCGGTCTGCGGGGTGCCCAGGTAAATGATTTCGCCACCGGGTTTAAGGATGGCGTCAAATTCCTTCACGCGCTCGGCCAGGGTCTCGCGCTGGATGACGGTCATGGAGTTCTTCGGAACTTCAATATCGTCTGCAATGACGGTATCGGCCCGGCCCCCGGTCATCTGCCCGGTCACGCCAATGGAGCGCACGGACGGGGTTTGATCGGGGGTGGCCGGGCCCACATCAAAAGCCAGGTTGGAAGTGCGCTGCTCGGGGCGGGGCTTGAGATGATTCAACTCCGGCATGGTCTCGATGAGCCGCTTGACGAAGATCGAAAATCCGTCCGCCCGCTCCTTGCTCGCCGACACCACCATGATCTTGTGCTGCGGGTCTTTCCACAGCAACCAGCAGGCATACGCCGCCGTCAGCCACGACTTGCCAACACCGCGATAGGCCATGATGACCCGGCGACGGGGGCCACTTTGCAGGAAGTCGGCGATGTCGTACTGGATCGGCGTCGGCGGGGGAAGTCCCAACTCTTGCCAGATGTACCACGCAAAGTTTTTGAAGGAGATGAACGGGTGCGGTGTAGGCGCGCCCATCAATTCACCGTCATCTCGGCGGACGGGTCAAAGGGGAACTCGGCCACCTTGTCGGCGAGGTTCCCCAAGGGCGAGCCGGGGGCCGGGAGGGCATCGACGCCGTTGTCCTTGACGAACTGGCGAATGACATTCAGCACGGCGGCAGCGCCCTTCTCGGCGGGGTCAATCGCGTCCAGGGCTTCAATGAATACCTTGGCAAGCTTGCCGTGGATGATGCCGATGGTATCGACGGAGGCGCGTTTCATTTGGAGGTCAACCGGTTCAGAATGGGCGTGAGGGCGGATTCGCCCAATGAGGTCAGGATGCAGGCCAGCGCTACCTGACCCATGAAGGTGACTTCGGGGACAAAAATCACGATGGCCCCGGCAGCCACACCCAGAACGCCTGACAGCACTGCGCGCCCGAGCACGATGCGCCAGGTCAAGGGGTCAGGTTCGAGCAGCATCTTGGCAAATGCAACGACAAAGCCAACACCGGCCAAGGTGCCTGCGAGTTTGATTTCAGAAGGCATGTAGGGACTCACGAAGTCGGGGGAGGGTAAGGCTTGCCCCGATCCGGTTCAATGGACTTGAGGCAGTGATCGTTATCAATCTTTCCCAGCAGGCGGCAGACCCAGCGGCATAAGCGGCAGCGGTGGGTCTGTTTACCCAGGCGCGAGGAAATGGTTTCGTCCGGGTCGCCGCCGAGTAGGGCATTGCCGAACCGGTCAAGGCCAATCAGGACATTCCACAAATAACGCTTCACACGTTCCACGGGACTTCTCCGGCTTGAACCTCGGCGTCCAGAATCTCCAACGCGCGGCCTGTGCCAATCAAGCCTGCCTGCTCCATGTACAGCACGCCTTGGCGGGTGATCGGGTCGTCAAGATCGGTGAACATGGCCTTCTTGGAGCGCTCCTGCGCCACGCGCAACGCGGCTGCCTGGGTGCGCTGTTCCATCGTGCCCGTGGGGGTGTCGATGCTGGCAAGCTCAATGGCAATCCGTTCGTCCACCGTAAAGCGCAGGTCAAAGGCCAGATTGCTCACAATGCGCCGGACGGGGGCGGGATCACCTTCCGGCGGCGTGCCCTGGTCGTCCGGTTCAGGCAGGGCAAAGCCTGCTTCTTCGTCATACGTCCAGCCAATGCTCGGGCGCGGGTCAACATCGGTGATCTCGATCCCCTCCGGCCAGCCGGAATCGTCGGTTTCAATGACGTTGTAAACGGTGTCGCCTTGAATCAATGCGTAAATTTTCATGGTTATTCTTCCCAGGTGACAATGCAAAGACCGGAACCACCTTTTCCGGTGGTACTGGAGCTCTCGCCTGCTCCCCCGCCGCCACCGGTAGCGGGCGCCCCATCATTGCTCCCTGTGTACTGCCAGTTGCCAATCGACGAGACGCCGCCTCCGACCCCGCCCCCTCGCCTCGCAAAAATGGCAGCGTTAGCGGCATAGCCGGGCTGGCTTCCCTCTCCTACAGACGCAGCAGCTTCGCTGCTATTTCCTTTTAATCCGCCCAGCGCCTTTAACAACAGACCAAACGATGTGCTTCCACCGTTTGAATTATGCCCACCAGCACCAATCGTGACCGTCACAGGCCCTGACACCTGCACCATGCGCGTCACATCCATCCCGGAACTGCCGCCGGAATATGCGGCGTAGTTGGCGCCACTTCCACCCCCGCCTACGCAGCGCACCTCCACCACACCGCCTGCGTCCAGCAACGCCTGTGAGGGGGTAAAGGTGCCAGAGGTTTTGAAGACCTGTTGCTTTTTGACCGGGCCGCTTTGGGAGGCGGGCGGTGAGAAGCCGTGAGCGCGGGCGGCGATGCCTGCGCCATCGTCCCAGGCGCGCAGTTGCTCGCCCGCAGACAGGACAAGCCCGGTGCGCTCAAGCACGCCGTGCGCGGGGATGACGGTGCCGTGTTCCAGCCAGCTCGCCGTGCCAGCGATGCCGGCATCAATCGTGATATACGCCTTGCGGGCATCATCGGTGAAGTTGCACAAGTTGAGGTTCATGGTGGCGACTTTCCCGGTCGGGACGGTGTAAATCGTTTTGGCGTTCCAGTTCTCAAGCGCCTGTTTGCCCAGTAAGCCGGACATGGGGGTCTCCTAAAGTTGGTTGAAGAACAAACGGGTGGCGCGCTTGGCCGCGAGGGCCGATTGCAAGCCGGTGATGTCGGTGACAGTGTGGGTGTGAGATGTGGGGGGGAACGCAGCGGGCTTGCCTGAAATGTCGCCCCACGCGGGGACGTAACCGCCGGAAAGTTTTCCATCCAGCGCGGTTTGCAGGTGGACAATCTTGGAGATGGGGAGATCGGGAATCCGTGCCGCCGCAAAGGTGCCACTGGCAATATCGCCCGCCGTCAAGACCACGGGCCCCGTGCGCCCGGCCACGGAAAGGACTGCGCCGGATTGGTCGATGATGGTCTGCATTTGACCGGCGTAACCTTGTGCAGCATCGCGGGCGGATTCCGCACCGGTCTTCGCGGTTCCGGCGGCACTGGCGGACGCGGCGGCGGCGCTCGCCGAGGTGGCGGCGTTATGGGCGGATGCGGCGGACGCACTCGCGGATGCTTGGGCGGCGTCTTTGGCCGAGGTGGCCGCGTCTTTGGCCGCGCTGACCGCTGCCGCCGCGCTCTGGGCGGTCGTGGCCGACTCGCCCGCCGCTGTCTGGGCGGACAGGGCCGCGCTCGCTGAACCCGCCGCATCGGCGGCGCTGTTGCCTGCGGCGGTGGCGGACAGGCTGGCCTGGGTCTGGCTGCTGGACGCGGCGCTGGCGGAGGCACTGGCCGCATGTTTGGACGCTTCTGCATGTTGGGCGGCACTGGTCGCCAGCGCCGCTTTGTTCTGGGCGGTATTGGCCGAGATGCCCGCGTCCACTTCCGCTCCCATCGCCTCGCCCGCGCTGGCAGCAGCCATCGCTGCCGCACTGGAAGCGGCATCGGCCTTGGTTTCAGACACCGCCTGTGCGGCCTGCGCCGCGTCTTTGGCCGCGCTGACCGCTGCCGCCGCGCTCTGGGCGGTCGTGGCGGAAGCCTCCGCCGCCGTGACCAGCCCCGTGACCATGGAACTAATTTCGATCACTTGCGTCATGGCACCGGTGAGTTCATCGGTCAACGCCGTGACCGTCAATTGCAGTTGCGGAAACGAGGGCAGTTCATGCGTGACGCCCAGCCCGTCGGTCACAAACACGGTGCCGTTGGGTTGCGAGATAAACGCAATCATCTGGATCTGCGCCGCAAGTTCAGCATTGGAAAGATAACCGGGGGTGCTCATCAGGAAATGTCAGAAGAAATGAAAAAACAGCCAGCCTGCGGCACAGCCGCTTGCAAAAAGAGACGCCGCCGCCAACAGGAGATAGCGCCTTAAATCGTGCTCGTTGATATGCATCATGAAATCCTCACGAATTAACGGAGACCGACAATGCAGCCGGAAACCTTGGTGACATAGGCAGACGCTGCATTGTTGCTGCTGCGCCAATAGGCATAACTCGATGTGGCGCGGATGCGGTACGTCCGGCCTCCGCTCACGGGCGGACAGTAGGCACTGAAATGAATGGATTCTTCCATCACCGGGCGCGTGTGGTCGTTGCCGCTCCATGCCAGATGTACATAAGGTGGCTGTCGCCGTGCCACAAAATGCCACGCGCCTCCCTCCCACACGTCCAGCACCAAATCCACTTCGGCGGTCGGGAGGTTCATCGTGACAAACACGTCCAGATAGGGGGTATGCGTATCTCCGACCATCTTCGGCGCGGGCAGGGTGAAGGAGGTGACATGGACGGCATAGGCCACCCCGTTCCAGACGCCTTTGCTGCCGGTCTGATATGTCTGGGCAAGTCCCGTCCAGAACACCATGACGCGGGACTGAAACTCGCCCACAATGTTCTGGGCATTGATCTTGCCCTTGAACATGGCATTGCCCTGGCGGTCAATCCACATCACCGCGTTGTTGCTGCTCTTGGCTCCGGTGCCGATCCACAACGGCCAGTTGCCCAGGTTGGACATTTCCGCGCGGAATTCCAGCGGGTTGATGACCTGCCCCTGTGAGTTGAGGGTGTGGGTCTTGAAGGTGCCGCCGTTGATGGTGCCTGCATTGGCGGTAATGGCCGACAGGGTATTGGTGGCGATCTTGTTGGCGGTGATGCTGCCATCGACCAATAACTGGCCGGTAATGCCGACCGTCGAAACCCCGCCCACGGTGCCGACCACAAAGGGGTATTTCAATTGCGTGGTGCTGCCGTTGTAGTTGGGCTGCACAACCGCCACGCGGTCGGCCATGAAAATAATATCGCTACCCTGTCCGGCGGTGGCGGACAGCCCGATCCCGGCAATGACCGGCTTGCCGCCGATGGTGCCTGCGTTGATCTTGAAGGTGAGGGACGCCGACCACGCGCCGTACAGCGTGTCCAGTTCACCGGCCTTGACGTTGAACTGCTGTTGCAATGAGGCAAAGTGGGTGCCCTTGAAGACTTCGACCTGGGTACTGGCAATGGACTGCGCCTGCTGGGCGGTAACTTTGGTATTGACTTGCTGTTGCACCACGCCGATGCTGTCATTGACCTGGGCCAGAATCAGATTTTTCTGGTCAATCCGCGCCTGTTCGGCGGTGGTCTCCACCTCGGTGATTTTCTCGTTCAAGGCGGTATTCAGCGCGCCATCTGCCGCCGTGAATTGGGCGATAAGGGCTTGCTTGATGGTGGCAAGGGAGGATGCGGCGTTGGCTTCCACCGCGTCTATGCGGACATTGGCGGCAATGGCGTTGCCGGTGATCTGTGCTTGCAGGCGCTCTTCGGTGGTGGCACGGGCGGATTCAATGGTGGCCTCGGCTTCACTGATGCGCTGGTTGAGGGCGGCGGTCTTGTCCACCACCTGCGCGTGCAAATCGGTCATCGACGACACACGGGCGCTGATCTCGTCGGCAATGGCCTGATTGACCTGTAAAAACTGCGCCTGCATGGTGCCGTTTACCGTGTCCAGTGTGGCAAACAGTTCGGTGATCTGCTCGGCGATGACCTTGTGCATCGTCACCAACAGGGTGATCTCGGTCTCGGCCTTGCTGATCTTGTCGCCGTGGTGGCGGGTAATGTCGTGTATTTCGTAATCGCGCAGGATGTTCTGGATGATGGTCTCGGCGTTGAGGCCAATCAGTTCAATCTCTTCCAGCAGATTCTTCATCGCCAGCGAGCGCATGATCTCGTCGATGATGGTCTTGATATCGTCAAACCCGTTGCCGTCTGTCCCCGGCGGGCCACCGGGCAATCCCCCTACACCGCCCTCACCGAACTCAACCCGCTCCTGATGGGCAAACAGCAATTGCTGAAAGCCCTGTTTCAAATCCCGTGCAGGGAGCTTGGCTCCATCCCGATGCTTGACGTATAAGTCATCAATCGGGGTAAACCGGCGTAGGGTGACGGGGTACGGAGGTGCCACCAGTTCCGCCTGCGGGGCAATCTCGACGGTGGCATCATCGATCCACTCAAACAACACGCGGCGTGTGCCGACATACGCCCGTACATGGTCTTTGGCGAGATATTCAAACGGAACGTGAAACGTATCAGCATCCGTCGCCTGGTCATAGGCGACAAACGAAAAACCACGGGAATGCTCAATCATGGGAAGCCCAAAAAGAAAAGCGCCCCGAAAGGCGCTTGAGGGTTAACGGTCGGTGCCATCGGGCTTGTCCGGGAGATGTTCAAACGCCGCATCGGCGATATTTCTGACGCCAGTGAGGTTGCTGAACATCCAGATGCGCCAGAAGTCCTGCATCTGTTGCTCGGTGACGTGTTCATCCGCGTCCAGAAAGGAGGCGAATGTTCCCGGCACGCCCATGACTTTGTTGAGTAAATCCAGCGAGGGTATCCCCATCACGCCATTTTGTAGGCCGGTAGACCGGTTGCCCTGAAATACGGGCTCCTTGTGCAGAACATCGCTCATCGCAAAGTCCGCGACGGCAGGGATGAAGTGCGCCCAACTGGATTGAGCAACGCCGTTCTTGATGAAATTCTCCGTGGTCAACAGCCGTTCGCGCTGCTCCTTGTCCCCGATGGTATTGAGGTACGCACGCGAAGACCACCCAATTCCGGCAAACGCGGTGGACAGCATCAGCATCTGGTAGGTGCGCCAGTCGTCGATGTGGTGCGCCGAGTTCAGGAAGTGCCGGGTGTAGCTGTTGAACATGAAAGTGCGGAATTGCAGGATGATGCGCCCGGCGGCGCTGTGCATGGCTTCGATGGAATCCGAGGCGTCCCCTTCCAGCACCTGGTGCCGGGTGGTGCGGTACATGAAGGCCGAAAGGGTTTCGCGGGTTTCCAACGGCAAGGCGTGCGGGTCGATGTCCTCAATCCGGCGGACGGTCTTGAGGTAATCAAACACCTGCTTCTGCCCGGCCTCATCCAGCCCCCAGGTGCGCAGGCGGGCAACTTCCGCATCATCCAGGCGGGCTTTCCGTGCCAGTGCCATCATCCGCAACAAGGTGGCACGCCCGGCCACACGTTGCAGGATGGCGGTGATCGGGGCCATGCCTGAATAAATGCTGGTGATGTGGTTGGCCGCGTTCACGGCGTTGTCAAGATGGTGTCCGCCTTTGATGCTGAATGTCGGCTGATAGACCGAGCCATCCTCATCCAGGCGCAGGAACGGGGGGTTGCGGATGAAGTCGGTGCCGGGGGCGAACAACTGCTCCATGACCTGCGCGTCCTTGCTGGCCAGGGTGCCATCACGTCCACGCTTGAGCATGGCCCGGATTTCTGGGAGGGAGCGGATGACATTCCGCAGGCCGCTATGCGCAATCACGGGGCCAAGCTCGGCGAACATGGTAAAACCCACCTGATTCATCACGCGGGAGAAATTCCAGTTGCGCAGGAAGCGCCCGATACGCGAGCCTCGGGAGGCCGGTTTGACTTCGGTGGATTTGCCGAAAGTAGAATTAAGGCCAATCTCCATCAGGCGCGCGATGTCCGTCTCCTTGTCTCCGGCGTGAAAGGCGTCCTTCTTGACCGTCTCCACGAACGTATCCAGTTGTGCACGGGTCTTGATACCCGCCTTGCTGGACAGGGCCGACCAGCCGGTGATCTCACGCAGGTAGCGGTTCATGACCACCTCCACGTCGTTCTCCAACAGGTCACTGACCGAGAGCGTCACATCCTCGCCACGGGCATTGCGCAGGGTGGCGGTGAAGTTTTCATCCAGGTCAATCCGGCGCTTGGCCCGATCCAGCTTGCCGGTTTCGTCCGCAGTGCGTTGTAGTTTGGTGAGCAGGGTCGTGGCCTGCACGTCCGACACTCCGGCCTCATCCAGCATGCGTCTAATCTCGCTGACCGAATCCGTATCCAGCGGGTGGATGAGCAAGCCCATACCATCGCCTTCAAAGTGCGCCTGTGCACGTTTGAGCCACGCCTTGCCCACTGCATCTAACAGTTCGTCATCGATCTCAAGCCCCCGGCCAGACGCTTCCCACGCCTTGCGCAGTGCCGGGCGCAACAGGCCAGTGATGACCTGGTGCTCGTAAAGTCGCATCTCGCCAAAGACGCGCTGAAAGCCTTGAGGATTCCAGTAGCGGGGGAGGTAGTTGGGGTTGCTGCCGATCTCCGCCCATCCGGGGAGGTCGTTGTCCTTGGCGAGATTCAAGGCGTCTTGCAGGGTCTCCCTGATCGGCTTCGCTGCCTTCAACGCTTCCGGCGGTACATCATTGGCACCGCGCACGGCGCGTCCGACTTCCTCACTGAAACGCTTGCGCGCGTCAAAATCCCATCCACGGATGTTGTTGGTCTTGAAGTACTCATCACGCGCTTCATTCACACCCCGCCGCCATTGGGTTTCCAGCACGGCCAGATGGCGCTTGGCAAACTCGCCGGTGGATTCCTTGACGGCAATGGAACGGTCGGTATAGCCCACCCCGTCCCGGAACAGGATGCGTCCAGCTTCGCGGACAACCTCGGACTTGGCCTGGCCCATCCGTGCCGCCAAATCCCTGCGGACGGTGGCAAAGTGAGGCATGATCTGCCAGTTGCGCTCTGCGTTCTGAATGAAATCATCAACCCAGTCCGGAGTGTCCCGCAAGGGGGCTGCGCCGGGGGTTTTGCCACCAAGACCGGCTTCCCACGGGTCTGTGCGCATGGCGGACAAAGTGCCGGAAGGTTCGGAGGCAGTGGCGTCTGCGGAAGGGTTGATGCCCGCTGCGCGCTTGACGACATCGGGATTGATGTTGTCCTGATACAGGTGGCCCTTGCGCAGGTTGAGTGCACCGCCCAAGGCGAAGGAGAGGGCGGCTGCCGTCACATGGTCTTGAAGCGTGACCTCGGGATTGTATTGCCCGGATGCGACGCTGAACGAGGCACCCACGCCTGCGGCCACCGTGCCTGCACGCACCATATTGACCGCCCGTCCGGCCTTGGCCGCGTAGCCAAGACCGCCCGAGGCAAGGTCAATCGGCAATGCGCCAATATCCGTCAGGCCTAGCCCCAGTTGACCCCAAAGCCCAAACGCAGACAAGGTGCGTGCGTCCTGCTGGTTTTCGAGGGCAGCGTGTTCCAGATATTCCAGGTGTTCCTGTGAGTGCGCCTTGGCGAACAATTCCCACTGTCCCGTGTTGATGCCCAGCTTCGTCCAGTGTTCTTCGCGGCCTTTGGGCAGGACGTAATCGGGGTCTGGTTTGAATTGCGAGGCTTCATGCTCCCGCATCAGATAACCGCTGACGCCTTGACGGTTGATGGCTTTGATGCCGTCCCAGATGCCCGTGCCTTGCCGATGGCGTTCCTGCTCGGCCTTTAGGCCGGCCCATGCCTGCCGGTTGGCGGCGCTGGACGCTGCCGATGCCTGGGGAGCGTCAGCGAGGTGTCTCAAATTCTCAAACACGGTCAGTTACCTTGTTGTCGTTCCAGATAGCGCATGAAGTCCACGGGGATGCCGCCAATTTCCGTCGTCCGAAATTCCCGGTTGCGGAGCATGTCCTGATAGTCAGGGCTGGCCATCAAGGCGTCGATGGTCGCTTGATCGCGTTCTGCTTTCTCCCGGTTCAATCTGTCCGTCCGCGTGTTCTGGAAGGGGCCAGCGCCTGCTTGAGGGACGTATAAGCGCTGCTGTAAGCGCTTCATTTGCGCTTCCAGTGCCTTGTCGCGGGTACGGACAGCGGCCAGTCCCTGCTTCCACTCCTGATGAAGCCTGCCGACGCGCGTCGGGTTGAACACCACACGCGCGCCCGTCTCCGGGTCGCTGATCGGGAAGCCATCTTCCCCAAGGACAAGCCACTGTTCGGAATTGCCCAAGGAAGGATAGGCCGTCAACGCACCTTCATCCAGCTTGAGCGCCCTGGCGAGCTCCTGCACAAAGGTCTCAACGCCCTCCTGCGCTTGCGGAGGGAGACTTTGGTTCGGGACACGACGTCCGTTCACCGAGGTAAAGCCGCCGTCCCACTCCTCCACCGCTGCCTTGAGGGCCGAATCAGGGGCCACGCCGGGATGCTCGGCGGCAATCTCGGCGGCACGCTTGCGGATGGAAAACCAGTCCCCTTCGGGGCGGGGCACTTCCTCTCCGCCAATGACAATGGTGGCGTACTCACGCCTGGCGTCTTTCAGTGCAGCGTTGATGGCGTAAGCGGCCTCGTCGGCGCTGCGTTTGGTGGTGCCTTGACGCGCCAGAAAACCCTGTGCAGGAAGACCTCCCACCACCACCTCGGCCTGATAATCGTCAAACACCGCTGCCTTGCTGCCTGAGGCTTTGTTGGCAAAGGCCGGGGAGCGTTCACGCAATTCCTGATAGAGCCGGGACTGCTCGGCGAATGCCTCGGCGTCGTCATAGCCACCACGTTGCAGCACGTTTTTGTAAAAGGTCGGGACAAGGTTGATGTTGATGGCGTCATCCAGGACTTCGGCAATGGCGTCAGTATCATTTGCCTGTGTCGCTGCGAACAGGCGGGTATCCAACACTTTCCGTGCAGCATCATCCGACAACCAGAGCAAGCCACGGCGCGCCAGTGCGTCCCTTTCAGCCTCTTTGCGACGCTTCTCGGCATCCGCCTGAATGGCCTTGATGCCGTCTTCCTGCTTGTTGAACCAGCGCCGGATGAACTCAAGGCGTTCCTGTCCGGCCATGCCAAGCCGGTCAGCGACTTCAAATACTTTATCGTCGGTCAGGCGCCCTTGCCGCGCTAATTCACGAAGCGGTCGCTCAAGCTCAACTTGTGCATTCTTGCGCGCCTCGGCCTGCTGTGCTTCCCGCACACCTGCGCCTTTGGACGCTGCCAGCCGCAAGGCATCACCGTGTTTCCCATCCAGAAAACTGACGCCCTGTGCATCGGTGATGCGGGTGAGTTCATCCAGCACGGCGGCAGTGTCCACTTCACCGCTTGCCAGCGCATCGGCAATGGCGTTGGCAGAGAAGGCATCGGCTTCCCGGTTGTGCAGATAACCGAACTCGGCGGTGTTGGTCAACGCACGTGTGTGTTCGACAATCTCCTCAAGCGGGGTGCCTTTCCGCATCTCGGCCTGAATATTGGCGTTCAGGGCTTCCTGCTGCCGGGTCAGAAGTTCACTGGCCGTCGCTTTCTGGTGCTCGGTGCGTACCTCCGTCACCGCGTCCTGCAACAACGTCATGGCATTGTTGCGCAGCCTGGTATCTTGCATGGCTGCGTGGTTGAGAAGCCCGGCGGTCATCCCCTGTAGGTGCGGTTCAGGGTCTTCGTCCGGCTCAAGGGTCGCAAGTTTCTGTGCTGCTTCACGCTGCCAGCGTTGCAATTGATGAGGGAAGTCAGCCGCCTGGGAGCCGCGCAACAGGTCGGCGGACAAGTCCCCCAATACGTAGTCGGGGGTGGGGTGCTCCATGCCGAGGATGATTTCCTGCTGCCGGTAGGCCACGCCTTCGTTGAAATCCGCTTCGGCCTGCTCGGCGCGTTTGACGCGCTGTTGTGTCTGATATTGGGCGAACATGTTGCCAAGCATGTCCAGACCGCTCCCTGCTGTTTTGGCAAGCGAACCGGACGTGCGGGAAGGCTCCTGATCGGCATGGACGGCGAGTACCGGCACCTCGGCACGGCGCGCCGGGACGGCATCGCGGCGCACGATCTCCTGGGGTTTGTAGCGGGCCATGTTCAGTTGCCTTTTCCGATCATATAACTGTTAAAGGCGCTTCCGCCTGACCCGAGCAGTCCGCCGAGCAGTTCGGAGCGGCTGGCGCGGATGCGGGCTTTGGCTTCGGCGACAATCGCCTTGTTGGCCGTCTTCCGGTTCTTCTCAAGCAACGCCGTATCACGGCCTGCCTGTCCCATCATGTCGTTCCCCGACAGGACGACGGAGTTCCCACCTATACCGGCGTCTGCGGATTGGGCACGCAGGGAAGCCCGAAGTTCACGGGCTTCCCGGATGCGTGCGTCCGTACGTTCCGCCGTCTGTGCGTTGACTTGTTCTTGTTGAAGCTTCGCAGCGGCAGCGGTGGCTTCGGCCTGTTTGTTGTGGCCGCTGATCTTGGCAAGACCTCCGGCAGCGGCGATGCCGATCTGGGCAGCAATGGCGTTACACATGGGATTTCACGACAGGAATGAAAGGGAGATTCAGCGGCCCATAGGGGATGGGGGCCGCTTCCACAAACCCCATCCAGCGCAACCAGCGCCGGGAGGTCACGGCACGTTCATCCACAAAGTTGAACAGAACGCCAAAGGCATCCGCCCAGATGTCCGTACAACGCCGCGAGATGCGCAGGAAGGCGTGTTTGATGGGCGAGGTGGTCAGAAGGTCAGTGCCCAGCAGCCATACCGAGGTCGCTCCCTCCGGGTGATGTGCGTAGCCGAACAGGACAAACGGCTCACCCGCCCATCGGCCTGCCCAGCACATCGTGCTCGCCGTGACGGAACTGGCGAGCGCCTGCAAAGGTGGCTGCCCGTGAGATGCCATGACCTCCCGTGCATCCTCATGGCGCATATGGGCGGCGATATGGCGCAGGTCTGCCGCCTCGGGACGACGGAAGACCAACATCAGCGGCGACTCCGGGGAACGTAAGTCCCGCGCCACTGCGCCGACTGGAACCAGCACTGATAGGGCAGCGTGTTGAGCAGGCTTAACTGGACGTTGGCTGCATTGCCCAGAATGGGGAACCGCCTTGAACCCGAGTGAACCACGGGCGAAGACAACACAAACTCGCTGCTGCCCAACACGCGGGCGGTATAGGCCCCGCTGTGGGAGGCGAGGTAGGTTTCCGTCCGGTTCTGGCCGTGATGGGCGACTTCCATCTCAAAGTACGCGGCGCTGTTGTAGGCGACTTCAATATCACGAAGCTGGGTACGGCCTTCCTTCAAGGCGTTGCCGTGTTCATCCCGGACAAGGGCTCGGGTTAGCGTAAGCCTGTGTTCATAATCCAGCCCGACAATCACCCTCCCGCCTGCGTGATTCCCCGGCAGGACAAGGCGTGTGCCTCCGTTATCCAGCGTCCAGTTGGACGGCAGGGACAGGTAGGCGTTGGCGTCCGGCCAATCCGCTGTCTTGAGCACGGTGACAGGTTGACCAGGCTGAACCGCATAGGGCAGGTCTATCCAGGTCTGATTGCCGAAGGCTTGATAATGCGGGGTGACGGTGACATGCCGGTCCAGCAGCGGCTGCTCAATCAGACTCATCCTGAACCGGACAAGCTCGCAACCACCTTCCGGGGTCTGTGCCACGGCATATACATCATCAGCGATGGTGTGCAGGTGCACGATCTTGCCGACGCCGGACAATGACCAACGCGCCCACGCCGATTGCTGTTTCTCATCCCCACCCCAACGGACGAAGTAGACGTACAACTGGTGGCGGTTCGGCGTATCCGGGGCGAAGAACACGCACCCGGCATCGGTGGACGGAGCAAACGCACGCACACGGCCTTGCAAAATGACAGGCACATGTGAGGTCACATCCGCTGCCGCGCCGGTGGTGGCCTGATCGTCCATGTAATACTCGCGGACACTGGCATGTGCGCCAGTGTCGTCCACGAAATACAGGGACTCCCCCATCAGCTTTGGACGCACCCAGGGCGAGATACCGTAGTTCGTGATCGGCGAGGTCTTGACGTATTTCGCGGCCAGATACGGCTCCGAAGTCAAGGTGATCTGACCACTTGATGTCGCCAGATACAGGGACGATTGAAACGGCACGGCGTGGTAGAGCGTGGCAACGCCATTTCCGGCCACCACGCTTACGTCAATCGGGTCTGAATCCAGCATCGAGGTGACGGAGGTACGCCAGAAGTTGAAGTAGTCGGAGGTCTCCGACAGGAGGACGTTCTCGCCCGACAGAAATCCCAGGCGGTCACGGTGAACGAATACGTCACGGATAGGCTGACCGGTGAACGAGGGAAAGGGGTTGCTCTCGGTATCCCCTGCGCCCCGTTCCGTCCATTCCGGGGCACCAAAGGAGAACCAGAAGCCGTCCGCATGCACCGGATCGGGGATGCGCTTCAACACATGGGGCATGGTGAAGCGGTTGACCCGGCAGGGAATGCCCGGCCTGGCGCATTCCTGCCACACCTGGGAGGACTGTTTCTGGACGTAGTAGTCGTCAAAGGGCGATTGGTCAGACCCGACCACGGCGTAGATGGCTCCGCCGGGAACGGCATTTCCGGCTGCCCCTTTCGGGAGGTCACTCATGGTCTGCACACTGCCGTGCAAAAACCCCGGCGCAGGGGCGGGGTCTTCCTGCACGCGCACGCTGCGATTGACGATAAAGGTACTGTCCGACACGGTGGCGGTCGCAAACATCGACCACGGGCGCTGGCCCTGTGTATCCAGGTAATCCAGCGCATTGCCGGTCACATTGACGGTGTACTCCTGCCCGGTCACATGGTCAAACACGCGGATGCGGCGGTGGCCGATGACCACCAGATAGCGCTCCACCTCATCGCGGATGATGGAGTGAAAATGTGAATCAGGGTCGGTGTCATGACCAAGCCCGGCAACATATTCCGCTGGTGGACGTTTTCCTGCCCCCTTGGCCGCGTGCAGCCACGCATTACGCGCACGCCAGACCTGTGAGGGGGAGCGCACGGTGTCGTCCTGCTGCGATTCCCCGCCGAGAAAGCTTGGGTAGTTGCCTGAAATCAGCGCCATCTCAACGGCTCCAAATGGCGGTCACATCGTGTGAGCCGGTCAGATAGTTATGCCCCCGTGCGTACAGGAAATCGGCATGCTCCCCGGCAAAAATCTGATACGCCTCTTCCTCGTGATGCTCGGTGAACATGAACATCTGATCGCTGCCAATCTGGCTGGTCTGGAACAGACGTGCGGCGCGCACGGCGATGTAGCGGCGGGCGGATTCAGGGAGGTCTTCCCAGGCCAGATGCCAGACGATGTAATCCGCCACGGGCGCAGTGTCGAAGGTGTCAGCGCCAGTGACAGGGTTGACAAGACGTGTGCCCCGCAGCACCAGCGGCACACCGCCACGGGCGGGGTAGAGTTTCAAAACGGCGGCAGGTGCGTTGACTTTTTTCTGGGCATTCAACGTGAAGGTGTAACCTTCCTGCTCGTTGAACCACCAGCCCTGGGTCTGCACTTCCCGGCTCACCGCATGCAGGGTATCGCGCGCAATCGAGGCGTCGAGGTTGCCCACGGTGTTGAGGCTGTTGACCGGGGACTCGCTGATCGCCGCCAGCATCACGTTGACCGCTTCAAGCTCGCTCGTAGGGGCAAGGGTTGCCATGTCACATCACCCAACAAAAAAAAAAGAGGCTGTCCGAAGACAACCTCTTGGGAAAAAGAAAAAATCCTGCACCTCCGCCGGTCGCGAAGGAGGGGCGCGCCAACAGCGGGGGGCAGGAAACTGGCTTACGGCACAGCAAGCTCAACCGCGCCACGCGGGGCCAGTACACCGTGACCCAGCGCATACTTGGACAGCAACAACGTTCCCTGTCGGCGCGCGTCATAGGCCGCTTCAAACGCCAAATCCAGCAGCTTGAGCGTGCCCACGGCGGAGCGGTGGAAGATGACGCCTTTCACCTTGCTGTAATCCGCCCGGTATTTGGCCTGAATGGCCATATTGGCGCTGTCATTAGCGTGTGGCAGGTTGTTGATCTGCACGATGGGAATCCGCGCCACCGACACAATCACCGCCTGCCCATACGAGCCGTTGTTCTCGGGATTGATATCGTGGTCAATCAAGTCCTTGTTCTTGGTCAGCAGGTACACCTGCGCAGGCATCAATGCGCCTGTGAACTCGGCAGGATTGTCCGGCAGCAGCTTCTCATCCAGCAACTGCCGCGCCGAGCGGAAGGTGTCCGCCAGCACGTTGGCATCGGTCGCCATGTTGGCATGGGTGATCTTCGCTCCGCCCGGCTGGCCTGCAACCGGGCCACTCGTGGTGCGGGCGGCGAGGATGGCGCAGCGCAGTTCGTTCTCCATCCGGCGCAGGGCCAGTTCCTGTCCCTGCTTGGCGGTGTACTCGGCGCGTACATCGTAGTGGTTCATCATCTCGTCGATGTTGGCAATGAACGCTTTCGCAATCAGCATCGGGTCAAGAGTGATGATGGTCTCGTTGTGCTCGACGTTATCCCCCAGAATCTCGGTGCCGGGGACGTGGTACTCGCTACCGATGGTGCCGATGTTGGGGAAGGAGGCCGATTTACCGGCGTCGATCTTGCGGATGGTCACACGGTTTTCGAGTTTGTAGTTCTCGACAAACGAGGCGATGACTTCGGTGGTGTAGTTTTTCTTGAACAGTTCCCAGGCGTCGGCACCACCGGGAGTGAGGCCGAGGCGGGAGGGGTTGGCATTTGCCATGTGGGTTTACCTCATCAGGTGAACAGGGGGGAGAGGGACAGCCGGGCTTCGTGATCGGCGCGGTAAGCCGGGTCTGTGCGATAGCGTGGGTCGCGTGCTGCCGCTACGGCCTGCGCCTGTGAGCCATACGGTTGAACACCTTGCGGGGCGCTGGTGGTCTTGCCGTTGAGCAAGCGGCCTGCACCGCCGCGCAAGGCAATCAACGCCTGCACGGCCAGCGCCGCGCGGTCTTGGTCGCCAGACTGGATGGCCTCGTTGAACACACGCTTGTGCTCATCGCTGACATTGGACTTCGCCCATTGAATCAGCGCGGTGTAGCCGTCCTTGCCACCGACCGGCGCGTAGACGGATGCCTCAAAAGACTGGACGCGGGCCTTGAGACCATCGACATATACGTCCACCAAGTCTTTTGGAAACCCGGCCTGTTCCAGCTTGGCGTAGGATTCCGCACTCAATGTGCCTGCGCTGGCAAACTCTTCATTGAAGGTCGCCATGTCCAGCCCGGCACGGGTCAGTGCGTCGGCGACTTCCTCATCATCTGGGGCATCGTCAATGGTGGCCGGGCCTGTCCCGTTGGCGGGAGCGTCATCCTTGGGCGCGTTCAACGACGCATACGCCGCTTCCAGTTCCTCCACGGTCTTGAACTGCCCACCATACAACCGTCCATCGGAATTGCCCGGTGCACCTGCGTCCGGGGAGGGGGGCGGCGCGGCAGCGGGTGCATCGGTACCTGGAGCAGTATCAAGGTGGACGATCACGGTTTCGTTCTGATCGGGATGTGCCATCACGCGGTCTCATTGGTGTAGTTGGTAATGACCATCCCGTCCGGGAGTTCAGTCACCACAACGCCGGGAACCGGGGGCAGTGCCTCGGGTGCCGGGGCGGGCTTGGCGGATTTGTCAGGCTTGGGGGCGGGTTGATCGGACATGGGGATGTGCTCGGTTACATGGAAGGATTCATTGCCGCATTGGCAAGGTTCGGGGCAGCGCGCACCATCGCGTCCTGCATGGTGCTGGCCTGCTGCTCGGCCTGTAGTTCCTCATCCGACTTGATGAGACCTTTGGCCGGAATGTCAGCCGCCGCAGACAGGCGGGACAGCGCCTCGCCCGAGTTCAGACGCATCTGTACTTCGGCTTCGCCAATCAGCGCCTTGGCCGCTTCGCCAAATTCAATCAGGCGATTAAGATCATGCCCCCGGCCAAGCGCCGCAATGCCCACGGTAATCCGGGGCTGGATCAACTCGGGCGGCATGGCGGGCAGGCGCTGGGCGCGTTGCAGTTTGTCCAACCGACGGCGGATGAGCGGCAGCAACAATTGTTCGCCTGATAACGCCATGAAGCCGGACAAGGCATCGTCCAGTTCCTGGGTCAATACACGAATCTCATACGCGGTGACACGCTCGCCGGGGCGCTGGATGGCCGAGCGCACGCCAAAGATGATCTCAAGGCTATGCGAGAGTGCGTCCGCTTCCTGGCGAACAAAATTGAGGTCATAGGCTTTCTGCAATTGCAGGGTGGTGATGTCGTTGGCATCCCCGCGCAACACCGCGCCAGATTCCGCCTCGGTCAGTTGTCGCTCGCGGATGGTCGAGGTCGGTTTGAGGAACAGGACGATCTTCGCCAGTGCCGCCGCGCCTTTGCGGATGGCCTTGCGCAGGGCTTCCAGTGATTCAAACGCGCCGATGTAGTCATACACCAGCCCTTCGCCGTAGTCATCCACCAGTGAGGGCGGCGATGCGAAGGGAATCCACGGGCAGGCGTCCAGCGGGTAAGTGGCGAAGGTTTCAGGCACGGTGACGCCTTCAACTTCCTGCACCACGTCCCACGTCTTGCCATCCTCGCCGCGCTTGACCCAGGTGTACAGGTTCACATCAGCATTCTGCGCCGACATAGCGCGCTGATCGGACAGTTTCTGCACCACCTGCTGGCGAATCTCCTCCGGCAACAGCGCCGGGGCAATCTTGTCCAGGGTGACGATCTCAAGCAGGTTGCCCAGACCATCCCGATCCACCACGTAATGGTTCAGCGGGTACAACTTGGGCCTGCCTTCGTCCGGGTCATACAGCAGGAAATTGCCCGAGACAATGGCGTGCTTGGCCGCTTCGGACAGCACTGGGCGGATACCGCTGGTCTCAAGATCGTTGATGACCTCACGCTCCACTTCGACCAATGCGGCCTCAAGATCGGAGCGCTCCACCCCGGCCTGTGCGGCAATGGCCTCCGCCACCGCCTGATCGGGCGAGAGTTTGAACACGCCCGCATTGGGGGGCAACCACGCCAACACGATCTTCGATGCCAACGCATTGACGCACTTGGGGCCGGTATCGATATAGGCCGAGCCGGGGGCGCGGGATTTGGAGCCTTCCTCCACCCACAACCGGGGCAAGGTCAGCTTGGCGCAGCGGCGGGCGCGTGATTCGGCCTGGGTACGGTGGCCTTTCAACTCGGCGTAACGCTTGGCGGCGGTGAGCGCTTCGCCGGTAAAGGGGGTGTCAACCATGAGGAATCATCAGCCCCCGGAAGCTGGATGCGGTGTTGAGATCAAGCCGGACTTTGGAATTACGCCGCTTCGCTACGGTCTGACCGCTCGGCGCGGTATCAGCAGCGGTCAGGACAATCGGATCGGGGACTTTGACTTCCTCAACGATCTTGGGCGCTTTGGGTTTACTGCACATGGTGCTGCTCCATCAGTTCACGCGCGCGCAACGCTTTCAGTGTATTCACCAGCCGCCGCTCGCCCTGCTTCAGCAGGAAGGCTTCCGCATCCTCGCCCGGCGTGTACAACACTTCCGGGTAAACCTCGTCCAGCCGGTCAATCAGGTCATACGCATGCGGGGGAATATCCACGGGAACACTCGCGTCATATGTTAAATTTCTTCAAAGATGGGCTTACTCATGAATTTTATTCATAAGTTGGGAGGCTTCCACAAGCGTACCTCCCCGGTTTTGGTCGAGTAATCCCCGTGACGCAGAATGCGCGCCAGCCGCGCCTGCAACAGGGCATCGGCTACGGTCAGATGTTCCCCGCCACCTTTGGGCTGGCGCAGGGTGTAGCTCTCAACGACACACTCCCACAAGGCGGCGAAGTGCTCCTTCACGCTGGCATCCCGATAACGCTCATGCAACGGCATCAGCAGTTCATCCGCCTTGACAGGGCCGATGCCGGGGAAGCCAGGGTAGTTGTCCGTACTGTCCCCGGTCAGGGTCTGCTTCATCCAGAACAAGTCGGCTTCATGGGGTGAAATGGTGCGCACTCCGGCGTCCGGGCGATTGGGCGCATACAGCCGGATGCCGGGCAAGGTTTGCATATCCTTGTCAATCGACACCACAATCCGGCTGCCCGGCGCGCGCTTGGGATGGGGATGGGTGGCGAGCAGGCCAATCACATCATCTCCTTCCAACGCCGGGATTTCGATGATCTTGTCCGCGTATTCGTTGTAGACAAATTCATCCAGTACCGACCACAAGGCAGGCTTAGGCCTGTCCTTTCTGTTCTCCTTGTACGCCGGGTATATCTCCTTGCGAAAGTTTCCCTTCGGGCAAGACAGGGCGAGCACGAAATCCCGTGCGTCAAACTTTTCCAGCAAATCCCCGATGTAATCCTCAAGCTTGGCCTTGGCGCGTTCCGGCTGGACGGCTTCCACCACCTCCACGCCTTCATCCCATTTGATGCGGGAGGTATTGGAATAGGCCAGTTGATAGCGGAGTACATCAGCGTCAATCAGCAGCATGGGTCTCATGATTGCACCTGTCGGTCTTTAAGTCCTCTTTTGAAGTGCGCCAATTCATGTCTGAACGTTTCCAATCTCAAGCAGTCCTGTATTTCATACGTTTTCATCGCGCTTACCTATTGTCAGGTTTATAAAAAGGTTCATTCAAAAGGCGGTCCAACGCCGCCTTGTCAGCATTGCAGCGTGTCACTGTATCCTCGGCATGTCCGGCAAATGCCAACAGATCGTAGGCCGTCGTTTGCCGGTCACTCAATAATTCCAGCATCGAACCGTACCTGCCTTCAATCACGCACGGGGTCAGGAACGGCGTGATCGCCGGGAGCGGCCCAGGCTTCACGCACCCGGTCAGGAACAGGCATGCGCAGCCACTCACCATCAGGGGAATCTTCATGTGCAATCTCCTCAAGTCGTTTCAGGGATTCCATCCGCAATTGATACAATTCACGTTCAAACTCGTGACGGCGCACCCACTCGGCAGACAGGTTTGACCAACCGCGCTGGGTGTGCTCAAGCTCGGCCACACGCACGGCCATACGGTGATAATTCCACGCCGCTACGCTGGCGCTGGTCAGTGTCACCGCCAACAACAACGCCAACAATGAAGGTTGTTTCAACATGGGAACCTCCGGTTAATGGGTATCAGCCCAATTCAGGCCAATCTTGTATTCACCCGCCAGGGGGCAACGAAACTTGAAATGCTCACCGGCCTTCTGAATGGCACGAGTACACAGTTCACCAACAATCTCGGGATGAGGCGCTACCACCTCGATTTGAAACTCATCATGGATATTGGCGACAAATTCATAATCCACGCCGGGGTCTCCATACTCCGTCTGTAAATCCTGATCGGCGAACACCAATGCCTGCTTCATCACCAGCGCCCCGGCAGATTGCAACAGGGTATTCAAGGCGGCATGTTGACTGCGAACATGTAGCTTGCGCCCATCCAGACCCCGCAGCCGCCCTCGTTCCTTTGCCTTCGCCTTGACGCCTGCCACCAGCTTTTCCAACGCCGGTATCTTTTTCAAAAACTGCTTGCGCAGCTTCGCCCCGGCCTGTCGGCCCTTGCCGATAATGGAGCCGAGCTTTTCATCCCCGGCTCCATACAGGAAGGCGTAGATAAAGGTTTTGGCGTTATCCCGTGTCGGCAGTCCTGCCGCCTCCTGATTCACGCGGTGAATATCCCCTTCCAGAATCACCCTGGCATATTCACCCTTGTCAAACAGCGCCATGTAATGCGCCAGACAGCGTAATTCAAGCCCGGACGCATCCACGCCGACCAACACACGCCCCTCCGGGACGCGGAACAACGCACGACACTCCGCGCCGTAAGGGCTCCCGACACGCGGCACCTGTGCCATATTGGGTTTTGAGTGGGTCATGCGTCCGGTCACGGCGGCATTTTGACGGACGCTGCCGTGTATCCGCCCATCCTCTGCTACGGCATTCAGCCACGCTTCCCGGCCTTCGCTCAATTGCCCCAGTCGCTTGTTGACAGTGATGTAATCCAGCAGGGTGGGAATGACCGGATAATCCAGGCCCGACAATACCTCCTCATCCACCTTGGGTTTCCCATTGGGTGTCGTCTCCTTCGGGTTCCACCCATAAAGCGCGGTCAACCGGTTGGCAATATGGTCACGGCTGGCCGGGTTGAAGATCACCTCCTTGTATGTCGTCACTTCCACGCCTTTTTGATACCCACGCTTTTGATCGTTGCGCTTGGGAACAAAGGTACGCTTGACTTCATGCCACGGTTCAATCTGCGCCGCCAGTTCATCCTGTAACGCAGCGCGGCGTGAGACCAACGCCTCCTCCAACACAAACGCCTTGTTTACATCAAACATGAATCCGTGTCGCTGCTGGCGTGCCAAGATCGGTGCGACTGCGTGCTCAAGCGCGACGGATGCGGGGGCAAGCGTCTGTTGCATCAAACGTGCGTATAACGCATGCGTGATGTTCACATCCTGTTTGCAATAGGCGTCCATCGCTTCGCTCCACTGCAACCACGGGGCAATCCCTTTGGCCTTGCACTCCGCCGCGTAATCTCCTTTCCAGCAACCCAGACGATGCCCCCACGCTTCCAGTGAATGACGCCCGTGCAAATGAGCAGGGACGTGAAACTTGACACGATTTGAGCGATTGCGTGCGCAGTCGCTTTCCTCCATATCCGGGAATGCCAGCGTGGACATGAGCAGGGTATCGCGAAACGCCTTGACCTTGAATCCGGGGTAGACCTTGGCAAGGGCGGGAAGGTCGAATGCAGCGATGTTATGCCCAATCACACAATCCGCCTGCTGCAATATCTCCACACCTTCGGCAAGGGTATGTCCATAACGACCTCCATCACGGTCATTGCAGGACATAACAACGCCTCTGGGCGAACCATCCTCCGCGATTTCAAGGAATGAAATACAGTGCACCCTGTCCAGCGTATCCAGCAGTCCGTTGGTTTCAATATCAAATACGACGTGCATGTCAACCTCCGTTGTAGGCGTAGTGCTGGACAGGCAGCGCGACCACCCTGCGCCGCGCCCTGCGCATTACATCAGGCGTGGCGCGCTTGTATTCAGAAGGGTGTACCCAAGGCTTATGTGCGTCGATCTCCGGGTTGAACGCATCCTCGAAGGCGTCTTCCTGCTCGACCGTCTGGTCAGGGTGCAGGGAATATCCGTAGTCTTCAATGTAATGCTGGATGCGGCGCAGCGTCCGTTCGGTGCCGTTGTTGTTCTGGATATACAGCAATCTATCTTCTGCATCATTCGGTGCGTCCAGATTGTAGTTAGTCCGTAACCCACCGTCCTCATCCAGCCACGCGACAAACTGACAGCACCTGAAATCAAACCGATCAAGGTGTTCTTTCGAGGTACCAAACACAAACCCCACCAGATTGAGAATGCTCCCATCTGGATGCCTGAACTCACAATAGCGCTCATGCTCCTTGTGCAAGGCATATCCGTCTGCACGGATCAAGGTGTTCTTCATCACGTCATATGCCTGCTCACTCCTGAAAAAACAATCAATATCCCTGATCGGTGTGCCGTCGTAATAACTCCGCAGACAGCCTCCTCCAAGAATAACCAAGCTCCTGCACCATTCAGGAAAATGGCGGTATAGCGATGCAGCGTGTTGATGCAAACTCATGTCGTCTCCTTATCAAGATCAATCGCGTAATGGCGGGCCTCGGGCCTGCGCCCGTACCGCCTGTGTGGTCGAAGGTGCAGACGCCTGCCGGTCACGGCGGACATGCGCAATGTGCGTCTCCCCGGAACGGCGGGGATATGCATGCGAACGCGGCAGGCGACAATACGAGATGTCAGTCCCATCATCGTCATCATCGTCCGGCCACGGAGGGGATTCC